TATCATACCTGTTACAGATAACGATATAGATTTAGGTACTAGCTCTTTAGAGTTTAAAGATGGATACTTTGACGGTACTCTTTATGCAGATGCTATTAACTTTAATGGTACAGCCATTACATCTACTGCAGCAGAACTAAACATCTTAGATGGTGTTACAGCTAGTGCAGCCGATATAAACCTTATAGACGGTATAACTAACGGAACTGTTATAGCTAGTAAAGCTATTATAACAGATGCTAACAAAGATATTACTGGTGGACGAAACATCACAATCTCTGGAGAACTTGATGCTGCTACCCTAGATATTAGTGGTAATGCAGATATAGACGGAACTTTAGAAGCCGATGCAATTACAATAGCAGGTGTAACGTTAGCAGAAACAATTAGTGATACTGTGGGAGCTATGGTTGGCTCTAATACTGAAACAGGTATATCTGTAACTTACGATGATTCAGATAATACATTAGACTTTGTAATTGGTGCTGACTCTATTGTTAGTTCAATGCTTGATACTAATATAGATATTGCAGGTACGTTAGATGTTACTGGTGTTTTAACAGCAGACACTAACGCTACTATTGCAGGAACATTAGGTATTGCTGGTGGCTCTACAAATGGAGTAGCAATATCACAAGGTGCTATATCAATTAAAAATGGTGGAGCTAAATCTTACATAGATTTATACTGTGAATCTTCTAATGCTCATTATACTAGAATAGAAGCAGCAGCTCATGGTGCGTATTCAGGAAATGTTACAGCTACTTTACCCGTAACAACAGGTACACTAGCAATAACTTCTGAAATACCTACAACCGAAGAAATACAAGACCTTGTAGGAGCTATGGTTAGCTCTAACACCGAAACAAACATTACAGTAACCTATCAAGATGCGGATGGCACAATTGATTTTGTTGTTGATGCAGCCCAGCCTAACGTAACAAGTCTTGGTACTCTTACATCTTTAACAGTTGACGATGTTTTTATTAATGGTGCACAAATTGGACATACAGGTGATACTGATTTAATAACTTTATCAAGTGGTGTTGTAACTGTAGCAGGAGAATTAGATGCTACTAGTTTAGATATATCAGGTGATGCAGACATTGATGGTACACTCGAAGCTGATGCTATAACTATTGGTGGTGTAACACTAGCCGAAACTATATCTGATACAGTCGGAGCAATGGTAACAAGTAATACTGAATCTGGTATTACAGTTGCTTATGATGATGCAGATAATACTCTAGACTTTACAGTCGGTACACTTAATCAAAACACCACAGGTTCAGCAGCTACTTTAACAACTGCTAGAACTATTGGTGGTACAAGTTTTGATGGCTCTGCAAACATTGCAGTTGGACTTGCAGATACAGCTACAGTCTTAGCAACAGCTAGAACTATTGGTGGAGTATCCTTTAATGGTTCAGCTAATATTGATTTACCGGGTGTAAATTCAGCAGGTAACCAAAATACTTCAGGTACAGCAGCTACAGTAACAACTGCAGCACAAACAAATATTACAAGTCTTGGTACGCTTACCACTCTTACAGTTGATAACGTTATTATTAATGGTTCTACTATAGGACACACTGGAGACACTGATTTAATAACAGTGGCTTCCGGTATAGTTACAATTGCAGGAGAAGTTTCAATGACTACTTTAGATATAGGTGGAACAAATGTAACATCAAGTGCAGCAGAATTAAACTTTAGTGATGGAGTAACTTCCAACATACAAACCCAGCTTGATACAAAAGCTACCACGGGTAAAGCTATTGCTATGGCTTTAGTCTTTGGATAATATAGGAGAAAAAAATGGCAAACCCAAACCTAGTAGCAGTAACCTCAATCTTTGGAAAAAGTATACAAGGAGCTTTAACTACTACAGTAACAACCGACTTATTGACTTGTGCAAGTAATAAGTTAATTAAAGTAAATAGCATTATTATAGCTAATATTGATGGTACAAATTCTGCTACTGTAACAATGGGCATCATTAAAAGTGGTGGCTCAGTAGTTTTATTTGCTTCTACTATAGCTGTTCCAGCAGATGCAACCTTAGTATTGATTGATAAAAACTCTAGTTTTTACCTTCAAGAAGGAGACATTTTAGAGGGTGGTGCAGGTGCTAACTCAGACTTGACTTACACCATTAGCTACGAAGAACTAGACGACGCTTAATTTAGGAGGTATTTAATTATGGCTCATTTTGCAGAACTTGACATTAACAACAAAGTATTACGAATAATTGTAGTATCTAATGAAGACGTAGATGCCAATGGCGGTGATTTACATGAAGATGCAGAAACATTTGTAGCATCTATTGTTTCGTTTGTTCCCTTTGGTGGTGCTTGGAAACAAACTTCATATAATGGTAATTTTAGAAAACAATACGCAGGTATTGATTATACTTATGATGCTACTAAAGATAAATTTATAGTACCTCAACCTTATCCATCTTGGTCATTAGATTCCAGTGATGATTGGAAATCTCCAGTAACATTTCCTAATACTACAGAAGTGGATTCTAAAACTGTTATTATTACATGGGATGAAGATAACTTAAAATGGTTAGGTACAATTGATTCAACCAATTATGAGTGGGATGCTACTAATTTACAATGGAATGAGGTCTAACGATGGCTAATTCTAATGGTGGTATAATAGGTGTAGATAATCCAGCAGTCGTTCAACCCGAAGTTATTACAACATTTAACTCTAGTGGTAATTTTACAAAAAATCCATATTCCCCAACTGTTGTTGATATATTAATGGTTGCAGGTGGAGGTGGTGGAGGCGGTTACTATTATGCAGGAGGTGGCGGAGCTGGAGGAATGGCATTTAATCAAAATTACTACATACCTTCAAATGCATTTCCAATAACAGTAGGAGCAGGTGGAGCAGGTGGTGGTGGAGCAACTAATGGAACTAAAGGTAGCAATTCAGTAAGTGGTGCAACAGCAGTCGGTGGTCAATCAAATTCAGGTCCTATGACCACCATAGGCGGTGGGTTTGGTGCTAGTAATGGTAATAATGGTGGACCTGGTGGTTCAGGTGGTGGTGCAGTTGGACATTCAGCTCCTGGTACTACTGGCGGAGCAGGAACATCTGGACAAGGTAATGCAGGAGGAGATGCTCCTGTAACAGGTTCAAATGATTCATCAGGTGCAGGTGGAGGTGGTGCAGGTGCAGTAGGTGAAGACAATACTACAAATTCAGGACCAAACACTAGTATGGTTGGTGGTGCTGGTGGAGCAGGGTCAGCTAATTCAATTACAGGTTCATCAGTTACCTATGCAGGTGGCGGAGGCGGTGGTGGATATTATCAAGCAGCAGGTGGAGCTGGTGGTTCAGGCGGTGGTGGAGCTGGTTCTGGAGGATTAAACTCTGGTGTCAGTAACGAAGCTGGAGGAGGTTCAGCTAATACAGGTGGCGGTGGTGGCGGTGGTCAGCATGTTTCTAGTGCCCCTCCAGGAGTGGGTCGAGAAGGTGGCTCTGGTGTCGTTATTATTAAAGAAACAGCAGGTTCTAATGTAGCTTCAGGAATATGGGATATGAACACAGTATACGATGCTGTAAAAGCAGGAACATGGAGTAGCTAATGCCAAGATTAATCGGAGCAGTACAAACAGTAAGTACAGGAACTCAAGATGCGGTAGGACCTACTGTTTTTAATTCAAGTGGAACTTTAACTACCGCAACACATACACACACAGTTACTTATTTAGTAGTGGGTGGTGGTGGTGGTGGAGGTAGTACCAATGCTGGTGGCTTTGAACAAGGAGGCGGTGGTGGAGCTGGTGGTTTTAGAACAGGTACAGCACCAGTAACAGGCGGTACTGCATATCCAGTAGTAGTAGGAGGCGGAGGAGCAACTAGTGCTGGAAACTCTGCTGATGGAGTAGCATCTTCAGTAGCAGGGATTTCATCAGCAGGTGGTGGTAAAGGTGCTTATAATGCTGTTGATGCTGGAAGCGGAGGGTCTGGTGGTGGTGGTGCAAACTTTGCTAAGTTAACTGGTGGAGCAGGAAACACACCTCCAGTAAGCCCATCTCAAGGAAACCCTGGTGGTACTCTCCCAGGCAATCTAGCTGGTGATAATGTTGGTTCTGCTGGTGGAGGAGGGGCTAGTCAAGCTGGTTTTTCAAGAGGTTTACCAGGTGCACCCGCACCTCAAGCTACTTCTACAGGAGGAGCAGGTGGAGCTGGGTCACCTTCAACAATAACAGGCTCAGATGTAACTTATGCTGGTGGTGGTGGTGCTTGTGGAGCTTACCCCGGAGCTGGTGGAGCTGGGGGTGGTGGTGCAGGTGCATTACAAAATACTGGTCAAGGTGCACAAGTTAATATTGGTGGTGCTGGTAGTGCTAACTTAGGTGGAGGCGGTGGCGGAAATTATGCATTTCCAAATGCTAGTTCCTATGGTGGAGCAGGTGGTTCAGGTATAGTTGTTATTACTCAAGCAGAAATTGATTTTGAATCTGCTTCTGGTGTTTGGGATTTGAGACAAGTATTTAGGCAAGTCAAAGAGGATGATTGGGTTTAAATAAAATATAATTTATCTATGAATCTTAAATATTATTACTGGTATTTCCAGTCAGTTATACCTGAAAGAATTTGTGATGATATAGTTCGTTATGGTAAAGAGCAAGAAAAAGAAACTGCTATTACAGGTAATGCTAATAAAGATAATCTTACTGAAATAGAATTAAAAAACATTCAAAAGAAACGAAAGTCTGATGTTGTTTGGATGAATGATAGGTGGATATATAAAGAAATACAACCTTACATCCATCAAGCAAACACTAGTGCTGGTTGGAATTTTGAATGGGATTGGTCAGAGTCTTGTCAATTTACAGAATATAAAAAAGACCAGTTTTATGATTGGCATTGTGATTCATATGAAGAACCTTATGACCAACCTAAAAATGTCAATACACATGGTAAGTTAAGAAAACTTAGTATGACTGTATCACTTACTGACCCTGAAGAATACGAAGGTGGAGATTTAGAGTTTGATTTTAGAAATGAAGATGAAGCATCACAACCAAGAGTTTGTGAAGAAATTAGAAAGAAAGGCAGCGTAATTATATTTCCTTCTTTTGTTTGGCATAGAGTCAAACCAGTAACCAAAGGAACACGACACTCTTTAGTGTGTTGGAATTTAGGATATCCATTTAGATGAGTTTTAAAAAAGATAAATACCAAGTAATTAAAGGTGCTGTATCAAAAGAACTAGCAGATTTTTGTTATCAATACTTTTTAAATAAACGAGCAGTAGCAAGACACTTGTTTGATGAAAAGTATGTATCACAATTTACTGAATACTTTGGAATTTGGAACGACCAACAAATACCTGAAACGTATTCACATTACTCAGACATAGTTATGGAAACATTATTACAAAAAGTTAAACCTGTAATGGAAAAAGAATCAGGACTAAAACTTACTGAAACATATTCATACGCTAGAATTTATAAAAAGGGTGATGAGTTAAAAAGACACAAAGACAGATACTCTTGTGAGATATCTACTACTATGAATTTAGGTGGAGATAACTGGTCAATATACATAGAACCTGATATTAAAATAAATTTAAAACAAGGTGATATGCTTATGTATCGTGGTTGTGATTTAGAACATTGGAGAACACCTTTTGAAGGTGAAAATTGTGGACAAGTATTTTTACACTACAATGATGCAAGTAGTAAAAATGCTAAACAAAATAAATTTGATGGTAGACCTATGATAGGATTACCGGCATATTTTAAAGGAATTTAAAATGGAAATGGTATCACCCTACATTGTTTGGAATGTTTTAATAACTTTAGTGTTAGCTCCAATCTGGTTTCAGATTAGACAAAACTCTTCAGAGCTTAAAAGACAAGACATTTTGTTAAACAAAACACGGGAAGAGATTGCAAAAGAGTACGTAACAAAAACAGAACTTCGAGACGACATGGGATTAATCATGGACAGGATAGATAAAATTGGTGAAAAGCTTGACAAACTCTTTGAAGTTAAGTAAAATAGGTATATAGGATTTAATAATGGCAAATAAAAGAAAAGATAGAAAAAGATACAGTAAAGGTTCTAGAGAAGACTATACTAATGGTGGTAGAGTTGGTTATCAGCGTGGTAGTGGAGTAGTAAATAATAATAACAATACACAGCTTGTTGATGGTGGTGGTAAATTTTTTACTCCTCCTGTTGCTCCTAAACGGACTCCAGCTCCTACTCCAGCTCCTACTCCAGCCCCAGCTACTCAACAAACAAATAGAGGACCGGGAGGACCGGGACGAACACCAGCTCCGACTCCAGCACCAACACCAGCTCCAACTCCTGCTCCTACACCTGCTCCTACACCTGCACCGACTCCTGCTCCTACTGAAACTCCAAAAGAAAAAGCAGCAAGGTTAGCAGCAGAAGAACAAGCTCGATTAGATGAAGAAGCTAGATTAGCTGAAGAAGCTAGAGTAGCAGAAGCTGATCGGATTAGAAAATTAGAAAAAGAAAAACAAGAATTTGAGTTTAATCAAGAACGTAGAGCTAGACAAATAGAAACAGGTAAAGAAGCTCAAGCTATGGCTCGAGGTGTTTTACCGGATACTATTCCTACAATTCCTGATCCTAAACAAATTGATAGAGCAGACACAGAGATAACTCCTGAACAAGCAGCAGAGTTACAAATGCAGACAACACAGGAAGCTAAGTCAGCTACATTGGGTGCTATATCTCCTGAACAAGTTAGTACAATTGATGATGTTTCTAAAGCTGCAACACCTAAAGCTTTTGAAGCTGCTACAATTGGTGCAGACGATGTTTCTAAAGTTTCAGAAAATGCAGTTGTTGATGCTGCTGTTGGTTTTGTTTCTCCTGAAGTTTCTGAAACATTAGCTAGAGCTGCTGGAGTTCAAGCAACTCCAATTATAGATTCTGCTGAAGTTCAAGTAATTCCCGGAGCTTTACAAGAAAGAGTTGTAGGTTCGTTAAGTTCTACAGCTAAAGCCACTGCTGCTAAAGTAGCTGGTACATCTCTTGCTAAAGTAACTCGTGCAAAAAAACAATTAAGAAATGCAGGGTTAAGTGAAGAAGATATTACAGAACTAGGAAATGATCCTGAAACTCTTGAAGCTAGACTTACAGACTTTACAGAAGAACAAAGAGGAATTGTTGAAGGGATTCCTGAAGAAGCATTAGTATCTAATCAAATTGATAGTTTATTATCTGGTATTGAAGAAGGTAAAGTTCCTACTTGGGCTGCACCGGCTGTCGCATCCGTAGAAGCGATGTTAGCACAGCGTGGTATGTCAGCATCTACAGTAGGTAGAGATGCCTTGCTCAATGCTATTACAACATCAGCATTACCTATAGCTCAAGCAAATGCTCAAGCTATACAACAAAGCATAACACAACAAAAATCTATTGAAGCTACAGTAGCTTTAAAAAATGCAGAGATGTCACAACAAACAGCTTTGTTTAATGCTCAGAATGTATTTCAATTAGATATGGCTCAGTTTAGTGCTGACCAACAAAGGTCTATTAATAACTCTAAGTTTTTACAAACAGCTAGTTTGCAGAATGCTACAATGGAACAACAAGGAGTTATGCAAGATGCTGTGTTAATGTCGCAAAGAAACTTAGCAGAAGCTGATCAAAATACAAAACATGCTATTACTAATGCTCAAGCGTTTTTACAAATGGATATGTCTAATTTAAGCAACAAGCAACAATCAAGTATGTTAAAAGCTCAACAAACTCAACAAAGATTGTTAAGTAATCAAGCTGCTCAAAATGCTGCATTACAATTTAATGCTACTAGTGAAAACCAAGTCAATCAATTTATGACTAGTGTTCAACAACAAAACGAACAGTTTAACGCTAATCAATTAAATTCAATGTCACAGTTTAATGCTGCTGCTGAAAATGCTGCAGAAGCTAGAAGAGTTGCTAATGAGTTACAAGTAGAAACAATTGAAGCTCAGTTGGCTACAGATGTTTCAAAGTTTAATTCACAACAAGACTTTGCAAGAGAACAGTTTA